CAGTCATATATCGCATTTCTACTTGCCCTGAAGATAATGGATTGTCCTCAGGATAAAAATATCCCTTAGAGGGCAAATCCACTACTTCCGTAGGGAATTTATTTTCTGCCATTTTTACTCCTATTGAATTAGAGTTATAACCTAATTATAACTATTTTTAAAACTATAAATTTTTAATTATTTTTTCGGTGCGAATTTATCTTTGATTGGTTTAAGAATCATATCAAATAAAATATCGTCATATTTTGTCGGGGTAAGTTTCACAATTTTTTCTATCGCGTAAACACCAACCAAAACATATTCCCAATTTGCTGCTATCCATTCACTCATTTTTAATCTCCGTTTTAATTAGAATTGTAAGATTGCGTAATCGTAACGCAATGTTAGTTCAAGCTCTGCAGGATCACTTGATGCAAAATCCATCTCCATAAAGTTAGCATCCTGTACCCAAGCTCCTTTTAATGTCCATTCTTCAACTACATCTCCGACTGGACCCAATAAATTAAATGTAATATCTTTCTTATAAAAATCTGAATATCCATCACGACCTGTTACTGATTCGTGGGATAATCTCACCCATTCCATAGCTGCTTGTGCTGCGGACGGTACAATAGGATCATATAAAGTTATATTTAATGGTTGCCACTCACCTTTACCTTTAATGTATCTCTTTACATTAATATGGTCTAATACTATTTCTTCAAATGTTATTTGAGGTCTACTAGCAGTCTTAATAAGGTAAGCTGGAATACTTTCAATATACATGATAAACCGATTTTTAGTTTTCGGTTCAAATGGGGTAAACATTATTTCAGTTGCGTCAATTAACTCGGGCATTTCCAATTCTCCTATTGTTAAAATTCTTTGTTCAGTAATAAATATAAAGATAACTAAAAAACAATCAAAAAATAAACATTATCCCTTTGGAAGTTTTTTAGAAGTTTTATATAATAACAAAAAACCCCAGTAAAAACTGAGGCTTTCTGATTTATTTGTCTGTATTCTATTGAAATATAGACTTATTCTGGAAATGTAGCTCCAGTAGGTTGTACAACAAAATCCAACACAATAAACTCTGCAGTTCTTGTAGGTTGAATAAATATCTGTCCAACTAATCTATTTCTATCTATTTCATCCGGAGTATTATTTGAATCATCCATCACTACTCTAAAAGCAGACAACCCACTATTAGCTTGTACTGATTCTAAATATGGATTAACAACATTCAAGAAACGATTTCTTGTAGCTGTTGTATTTTGTTCAAATACTAAATATCTAGATGTAGATGCAATAAACTTCTTCATACTAATCAACAATCTACGGACATTAATCCTATCAAGTGCTGATGGTTTAGACTGAAGTGTTTTCTGTCCAAATACCGTTACACCTTGACCTGGGAATGTTGCAATTGGATTAACTCTATTTTCATAAAGTTTATCTCTCTCAGAATGAGTCAATCTAGATTTAGCTTCTGTCGCCATAGTTAAACCACCACGATTTAAACCTGCAGGAGCAAACCACTCTTGACCTATTCTATCATTGAAAGAAAATACTCCAGTTAGTGCCACCGAAGGTGGAACCCAAACTGGCCTATTAGTACTAGAATCTATTATTTTAACCCACGGATAATAAACCGCAGAATAATTAGTATCCAATGAATTAATACCATCAGTAGCCTGAGCTATAGTATCACCCCAATGAAAACCATCCATTATGTAAAAACAATCTGCTCTAGCTTCTACCTTCTGTATTGCATGTTCTGTCACTGCGTTATGACAGTTACTACCATCTTGACTATGTACTACTCCTGGAATTGTTAATATATTAATATCAAATTCATCAGGATTGGAAATTGCATCAATAGCTCTTTTATAAACTTTAGAACCACTAGCATTTCCATTTGAACAATCAAATCCCTGTGTATTAGTATTACTCATTGAATTTCCAGTTCCAGCAATTGTAGTAGGATTACTACCATCAAATCCAAATTGAAATGGAATAGAAAACTTCCTCTGAGCGATATCTGACAAAGCTAATGTCACCAATTCACTATTATCTGAAAATGTATCAACACTCAATATAGTACCTGCATTATCATGTCCATTTACATTATTCAAACTAAATACTGCATTAGTTCCATTACCTGCACCATTTTGTATTGGTTTTAAGTATGATTGAGCATTTTTAGACCCAAAATCGAACCCATAAAATTTATTAGAATCAAAATTACCTAATGTATTTTTTTGTTGAGTTACGAATGATCCTGTTGGTATTAAATTTCCGAGTATTGGATTTACAACTTTAGCAAATCCATAAGGTACTACGGATGCTGGATGATTCTCTAAATTAGAATAATCTCCAACTCTAATATGTTTAGATCTATTTGAATAATCACCATGATATGTTAATTTACCATTAGAATCTATCAATATATGTCTATCGCCAATTTGCTTAGCAAAATAATTTGGTGAAGATATATCAAAATTACAATCATCCCATTGTTCTAAAACAGTATTATCATTATTATCATTAGGTGCATGTTTCCTCACCTGTACTGAGAATGTACCATAATCACTACCAGCAATTGTACCAGCAGCTTTAATATTTAAAATATTCACCTTAATATCACTATTGACGGATGAACCATGTCCCACAGTATAAAATCTGAATAGATTTCTTTGTAAGCTAGTTGCTGTTGCTCCCTGATCTATAATGTATGGAGTTCTACCAACACTATAATCTGAGTTTCCACCCCAAGACGTACCATCTCCTACTGCATCATATTGAGCAGTATAAGAAGAATTTGAAGCTCCCTGGAAATCCAATCCTGCAGATCCTGAAGCACTTCCAGTAACTGTAATTTCAGACCAATCCGATGCTACTAAATTTGCAGTATTTTTAAATTGATTATATAGATACACATAATCCGTATTATTTTGAGGATCTGTACTAAATACTTTATCGACATATATAGCACTACCAGTATCCAATGATGCTGAAATAGACTGTAAAAGTCCATTAGAACCACTAACTCTTACTACAAAAGATCCACTGTCAGCTGCATAGCCAATTTCTGTACCCGATGTATCAAATCCTTGACCTTTTCTTGAATTACTTAATGTAAATACATTAAAATTCCCTGCTGATGCGGTCGCAGTAAAATTCACATAGTCTGCCTTATACCCACCAGTATGTAATACTCTGACTACTGTTACTGTTGAAGCTGACTTTAAATATTCTTTTATTGTGTACGGAACATATGAATTCTTATACAATCCCCCGAATCTAGATTCAAATTCCGAAAAATTTGAAATAACCGTTGGAGTAAATGCAGGACCTTGTTGTGTCGGTCCTATTACTGCTGCTCCAATGTTAGAGATTCCCTGGGGAAGAAAAGAAAGATCCGTTTCCTGTGTGAATACTCCAGGACTTACTATTCTTTCTGCCATTTATCTTCTCCTATAATTTAATTAATTTAATTTAAAACCTAAATATAATTTATAATAAATATAAATTAAAAAACTCAAAATTAGCCATTTGGAGTAAAAATGCCAGTATCTAGGTCTAAATTACCAATTCCATACTTTCCAGTAAGCTCTTCTACCAATTTTTGCTCTTCTTCTTGAGAAGTATTATGTTCTGAAATTAATTCTTCTCTTTGAGATTCTAATGATTCTAAACTATTTTTTGTTCTTTCGAGTACTAAACTAAGTTGTCCTAGATTTACAGTAATCTGTGTATACCTTTCCTGCAAATTTCTAATTTGTTTAGTTTCTTCTTCTGTGATTTTAACATCGCTAGATGCTTTCTTATCTTCGGCCATTATTATAACTCCTATATTTCGTTATATTATTTGTTATTAATATATATTGATTTAAAACTTCAAATACAATTTTAATTATTATTCAGTTTTAACTCATCAATTTCGTTTTTCAATTCTTTAATTGATTCTATCAAAACGGGGACTAATTTATTATAATCCACCGATTTAAATTTTCCTCTACCCTGCAATCCTTCGTGTTCTTTAACAAGTTCAGGAATAACTTGTTCAACTTCTTGTGCCAAC